TCACCCACGATTAACCAACAGCCAGACCAGCAGACACGCCACCACCGGCACAGCAAAATCCATCAGGCTTGCCACATCCCAAGCACGAGGATCAAAACCGCCCCACCACGGCATATTCATTCGCTTGCCATGCCCGAACATTTCAATCCAGCGATATTCTGCCTGGGTGTGTTCACGCGCAATGAAGAACGTACAACCGACTATCGCTCCGTAAGCCCAGTTCCCGGTAAAAAGACCAATCAGTAGCTGTGCAGCCACAGCACAAAGTGCATGAAGGAAAGGTGTTATATCCATTTTCATCCTACCCAATAAAACGGGGCGCTCGGCCCCTTAATATTATTTAGACGCAAGCGCCGCCTCAATTGCAGATAATCTTTGTCTTAATTCTGCGTTTTCTTCTTCCAGTGCTGTTATTCTGTCGTCTGACTCTCTGGCTACCTGAACAAGCAAGCCAGTAATACCAGAATAATCTACAGTGTAGTAACGCTCACCTTCTTCCCCTTCCGAGCCGTTTCCACCGTCCTGATATTTCATTGCGGAGCCTACAACTTCCGGGATTGCTTCCAGAGCTTCCTGTGCAATGACACCTGCATAGGGCATACCGTTTTCCTTAAGGGTATAGGTATAGCCGTTCATCTTGCGGATGCGATCTGTTGCATTATCAATCACCTGAAGATTATCTTTCAGATCTCGGTCGGAAGCCTGGTTAAAGGCGGTGGCATGACATGCACCATTAACAGCGAACGCATAGGTATTATCGGTTTGTTTCTGACCGTAGAACATATAAGCGCCACCATCAACACCGACTTCATAAACAACAGGACGGCTGGAGTTGCCCCACAATTTAGCGGTAACACCAGCATAAGCGGTTCCCTGTGTGTTTAATGTCATGGTTGACCCATGATTAGCATATTTGATCTGTAATGTGTCGGTGTAATCAAATTTAATAAGCGCGTTACTTCCACGCTTGCTGTATGACATAAGGCAGTTACCCATTTTGAGGTATCCGCTGCCACCGGGAAAAATCATCGTACCGCCATAAAGGTTGGTAAAGTCCCAGCAAATGTTTGTCCCGTTATCGTTCAGGTTAAGGCGCGCCATTGCGTTACCTGGACTGTCTATCCATTTTTTGAGGTATAGTTCGCAATACGCATCCTCAACACCTGCCGTCCGGTGAGTTGAGCGGAGTTTTCTCCCAAATATAGCTCCGCTAGTTGGCAATACCTGCTGATACCATGAAGCAGACCAGTCACCAACGGTTTCATCTTTGCTGTCTACATATGATTTTGTTGCGTAGCTTCCTTGATCGTTTTTTAATTTTCTAACGTCGGATTTTAGCGTTTTGATGTCTTCAGGAATTACTGTTTTTGTAACCATTGTCTTACTCCATTAAGCCCATGTCCTTACATGCTGATCTGTCGTAATGAAAGGCATTAAAGAAGATATGTTTTTACTGCTATCAACAATCCTCATGTTTACGAAAAAACCACCGCGATCAATGCCTGTACATCTTTCGTTTTCTGGCTCCTCGTAATCGATAATGCAGCCAATAACATCAACAAGAACCCCGTTTTCTTCTTCAAGACTGAACAGGCCACTGTCATATACAATTGCGTTAAACTGTTCTCTGTTATCGAATCGTAATGTTATATCCCGCATTATACGTATTCCTTAAGCTGCGTATCTGACAATGCTCTGTTCCAGAAACGGAGGTTTTTTATATGACCATTAAGGTGTCGTAATCCTGTCGTCGTTTGTCCCCCGATACGAATCACAGCAGCTTCACGAATATATTTCCATACTGTTTTTGTTTCTGTGCTTATATGCTTATTTGCAAATGAGCATGTCATGCCGTCAGCCTTAACCCTGAATCCCATAACGAGATCTCTTACTCCGCATGACTCATATACACGTCGGTTAGCCCCGCCTATATCGCAATACGAATAACCGTCCTGACTGATAGTTCCAGAAGAACCAAACCCCATAATAAATGGGCCCCCGGACTGGTGATTTTCTGAATCAATGACACGCGGTGCAGCATTATGAGAAATAAACCAGTTTTTATGGACTTCCACCATGAACGTAAAAGGCATGGTATACATATTTTTCATCAGCGGAAATTTACATAAATCTGATGCACGAGTAGCTGGCTCTGTTGTCGTTATGATAAAGGAAGTTGCACAAGCACCATACTCAAATTGCGGGGTGGTTACTTCTATCCAGTCACCTGTTGCAAAAGACCCCACAGCTCTGTCGGCTGCAATTTGCAACTGCGTACCAACCATTCCCCATTCTGGCAAACATTTCAGGGTTGCCTGAAAATATATCCATCCACTACCTGGATCGATTTCAAAGTTTGCTGTTAATAGCTGGGCATTACCACCCGTAATTTGTAGTTCATGGGTCTGTAATGACAAATAGGCGTCACAAAGGAAAGTGTATCCTTCCGAGTTATACCGTTCAAAACGGATACGTGCGCGAACATTGAGATCACTTCTTACCCTGAACGACGCGGTAACATACGGACCTTTACTGTACTGATCATCGCCAGTCACATCTATGCCTTTATTACCAGCAACTGTGCATATATTTCTCCCTGTTGTCGTTCCTGCTATGTCGCTTCCTACTGTGAAACGTCCATATTTAAACTCAAATTCATCTGTTGATGATGTTACAGATATACCACCGCTTTTATTCCAGGCATCAGGATTAAAACTATTTACGAACATGTTTGTTCGCTGATTCTCTATCAGCAAACCATATTTTTCAAAACGAGGAACGTTATTCCCTGCCACGGTAATATGCCCTGACTTATCAATATACGTTGCAGATGAAGCCCGGCTAAATTGGCATATGCCATTAACAGGCATTGTTATTTCATCACTGCCGATGGTTATTGTTTTATAGCCCGGGGCATACCCTGTTATCGCTTCCAGAGAATCATTCATGGGTAGCCAGATATCAGGAAGCGGAGGGACAGAAGCAGGATCAGCGGCATCTTCTGCAATCCGGGCTGCATTCTCTGCTCTTGTTGCGGCTGACGTTGCTTCTGTCTCGCTAGCTGCTGCTTTTGTTTCACTCGTCTTTGCGTTAGTTTCACTGGCTTTTGCAGCTTTTTGGCTATTAGCTGCCGCTGTTGCAGAACCAGCTGCAGCACTCTCGCTTTCGGCTGCTGCATCCTGACTGTTTTTCGCCGCAGTTTCGCTGGCTTTGGCATTCGTTTCGCTGGTCTTCGCTGCCGTCTGGCTGGACTTTGCGTTAGTTTCACTCGTCTTCGCAGCTTTCTGGCTGTTAGCCGCAGCAGTTGCTGATCCAGCTGCTGAAGTCGCAGAACCGGCTGCAACACTCTCGCTTTCGGCTGCTGCAGCTTGACTGCTTTTCGCCGCAGTTTCACTGGCTTTGGCATTCGTTTCGCTGGTCTTCGCTGCCGTCTGGCTGGACTTTGCGTTGATTTCACTCGTCTTTGCGGCTGTCTCGCTATTTTTCGCGTTGGTTTCTGATTTTTTGGCTGCTGTCGCGGAGTTTGCCGATGCAGTCTGTGAGGTCGCTGCCGCCTGTGCACTATTAGCTGCATTCGTTTCTGAGGTTTTCGCCGCGTTCTTCGATGATGCCGCTGCAGTTTCGGATTTCTTTGCCGCCGCTGCGCTCTGAGAGGCGGCTTCGGCGTTGCGTGCCGCTTCTTCCACCATTGCCTCAAAACGACGCAATGCCTCCGGCATGACATCATCTTCCGTCATGGCACCGAGAAAATCATTCAGCGTCCCCGGACTGGAACCTTCATAGACGGTAATGGTCCCGGCATGTGAAGGCGGAAAACCTTCAACCAGCAGGATAACGCTGTACTGGCCATACTCGACATCCATGCTGTAACGTCCGGCTTCATCCGGATTTTCTGAGGCCACCGTGTTTACCACAACCGTGGTGCTGTTACGTTTTGCTTTGAGCTGAATGGTGCAGTTCTGTATCGGTTTTCCTGCACCGTCTTTCAGCACACCTGAAATCTGTACTGCCATATTCACTCCACAAATAAAAAAGGCACCATTTCTGGTGCCCGAATTTGGGTTTTAAAATTCAACTGATACTGATACCGGCTGTTGATTTCTTCATCACGACAACAAGAAGGTCGCTGATACTGGTCGTTGGCGTCCAGTTATTTGCACCATATGAAGAAACATTGAAAGTCAGGGTGACATGGCCGTGTCCGGCAGGCATATCAATGACTGATGAAAATACCCTGCTGACATCCGTCGCGGGTTGCTGAAAGATTTCCTGTCCGTTCTTCAGCACCTGCAGCTTACAGGTTGAATACCAGTATGACTGTTGGTTGTTGCTGTTGAAGTTTTCATGCTTACCACCGCGAAACAGAACGGGGGGGACTACTATCTGACGGTCAAAAGCCTGGTCATCGTACACAGTGACCGTTATTGTACCGCTGGCATAACTGCCATTTCTCGGAAAGGCTTTTCCCACCGTTTTGACAATATCACCTTCAATCTGGTTAGCTGACAGTTTTCCCAGAATCCGACAGTTCTCGTTAATCGTGACGTTGTTGAGCGTCCCGGAGTTCGCATTCACGTTACCGCTGATATCGGCATTTTTCGCCGTCAGCCGCCCGTCCGGTGTCAGGGAAAATGCCGGTGGATTTCCACCGCTGGTAATGGTGGGGGCCGTCAGGCGTTTCAGGAACACGTCGTTCATGAATATCTGATCGCCCTGACCAACAAACATCGGTTTTGTGTTGCCATTCGCAGGATTAACCATCGCAATCCTGTCCGCCGCCAGCAGCACCTGACTCTGCATGCCGTCAGGGGTGTTCTCAATACCGGCACCGATACCCGCAATATAAAGGCGTCCATCCTGCATCTGCTGCAGCTTCACAGCCCACATGCTGTTCAGATTATTATTTGTATCAACCTGAACCTTCTGTATCTGCTGGATCGCTGCACTCTGGTCTTCCAGTTTCTTATTGACGGTCTGCGTGATTTCATTGCTGACACCCGTAATGGACGTCCTGATTTCAGCCAGGTCAGGCGCAAGCTGACCGTTATCAATCTGCGTCCACAACTCCTGAGCCAGATGGGTTTTCCCTATCTCTCCTTTGAAAAAATTCAGATAGCCGGATGCATCATCACTCGGCTGGCCAACAGCCTCCACAAATGCCGATTTGCCAACGGTGTTCACACTGCGGATGTAAAAATAATAATCATGGCCCGGTTTGATATTGATACTGGCGGCTATCCAGTACAGCGCCGTGCCAAGATAGCGTGCTGTGGTTTCAACCTGCCTGATATCCGCAATCCGCTTTTCCGAGAACCAGAACTCAAACTGTACCGTCGGATCATAAACCGCAAGATGCGGCGTGGCGGTTATCTGAAAATACCCCGGTGTCAGCTCAATCTGCGACGGCGCTGCCGGTGCGGCAATCCGGAACGATACCGATGCCGGATCGCCCTGCTGCCCCCACGCATTTACTGCCCGGACTGTCAGCCTGTAGTTCCCCAGCGCCAGTTGTGTGAAGCGGTATGTGGTTTCCGCCGTCCGGGCTGTGCTGACCAGCCGCTCACTGCCGTCATCCGCTGCCACGGTCAGGCGAAGCATGAAACTTACGCCCTTCACCACCTTCGGCGTGTCCCAGCGGGCCAGTACCTGATACTCCCCGCTGTCTGCGGTGACTTCGGCAGTCAGGTGCTGCACTGCTGGCGGCGTGACACCATTCACCGTGCCGCTCTGGTCGCCGTCAAAGTGCGCCCCGTTATCCACGATGGCCTCTTTTGCCGGTACATGCTGCACGGCGGTGATGGCATACGTGCCGTCGTCGTTCTCACGGATACTCACGCAGCGGAACAGGCGCTGGCGCAGCGTCGGCAGCTTCAGTCCCCACACGCTGTATCCGGCAACGCCGTCAGGAACACGGCTCACTTTCACCTTCACGCCGTCGGTGACGGACTGGACCTCCACGCTGACCGGATTGCCATTTCCGTCAACCAGGCTTATCAGCGTGGTGCCGGAGGATGGCAGCATGATTTCACGGTCGAGCGTCAGTGTCCGCGCCTGGCTGTTCACCGCCAGCACGCGCCCGCCGATGCTGATACCCGCATAGTCATCATCGCAGATTTCAATGACATCGCCCGGTACATGGCGAAGCCCTTCTGCGCCCACGCTGAAGTCCACGGTCTGCGTTTCCAGCAGCTCCGTTTTAATCAGCCACAGCCCGGCGCGGTGTGCCTGCCCCCGACTGGTACAGCCAAAGGCATCCATCTTCGTGACGTTACGACCGTAACGGGCAATGGCCTGCGTGTCCTCCACAAGCTCTGTCGCCGTCTCCCAGCCGTTATCCGGGTCAATCCAGTTCACCTCAACGGCATTATGGCGGTCCTTCAGGGCGCTGAAGCTGTAGCGGAACGGCGCGCCATCATCCGGCATCACCACATTACTGCGGTTATAGGTCCACACCTTATCCGACGGTCGGTCCTGCACGAATGTCAGCGTCTGCCCGTTCCATACCGGCATACAGCGCATCGCCGAGCAAAAATCACTGAGCACATCCCACGCCTTGCGCTGTGTGGTCAGGTACGCATTACAGGTGATGCGCGGCTCCGTGCCGCCAAAACCGTCCGGCACCGACTGGTCGCAATTCTGGCCGATGACATACAGCGCCCATTTATCCACATCTGCCGCACCAAGACGTTTACCCATGCCGTAGCGCGGGTGGGTCAGCATATCCCACAGACACCAGGCCATGTTGTTGCTGTATGCCGGTTTAAACGTCCCGTCCCAGATACCGCTGTATTGCCGCGTCTGCGGGTTATAGTTCGACGGCACCTGCAGAATGCGCCCGCGAAGATGATAATTACGGCTCACCTGCTGGCTGCCGAACTGTTCCGAGTCCACCTGCACGCCGACCAGTGCCGTGTTCGGGTAGCACTGTTTCACATCGATGATTTCGGTGTATGACGACCAGAGCGTTTTGTTCTGCAGCTGGTCTGTGGTGCTGTCCGGCGTCATCCTGCGCATCCGGATGTTGAACGGGCGCGGAGGCAGGTTATCCACCACCACCGAGGCCAGATACTGCGAGGTGGTTTTGCCCTTAATGGTGATGTCTTTTTCCGTCACCCAGCCACCGTTACGCTGTATCTGAACCAGCAGGCGGACTTCCGATGGATTACGGTCCCCCTTTGAAGTGGTTTCCACCAGTGCCTGCACACCGAAGGTAAAGCGCAGACGGTCGATGTTTGCAGACGTAATGGTGTGGGTGATCGGCGTGTCGTATTTCACTTCCGTACCCAGTACCGTCTCGGAACCTGATGATTCAAATCCCTCCGGCGGTGTCTGTTCCTGCTCACCTGCCCGGAACACCACCGTGACGCCGGAGATGTTGGTATTTCCCTCACTGTCCAGCACCGGTGTACTGTTCAGCAGCACGCTTTTTAATCCATCCACCGGACCTTCAACCGGCCCTTCGCTGATGGCATCGATCACACTCAGCAACTGCGTGGACTTCAGGTTGTCCTTTGCTTCGCGCGGGGTATGCCCCTTACTGCTGCCTTTACCCATTCCTCACGCTCCATAAACGACAAAACCGCCCGGAGGCGGTTTCACATAAAACATTTTGCATCAGCGACCAATCACCACAACCTGACCACCGTCCCCTTCGTCTGCCGTGCTGATCTCCTGAGAAACCACGCGTGACCCCACGCGCATTTCACCGTACAGAACAGGCAGAACATTGCCCTGGGCAACCATGTTATCCAGTGAAGAGAAATACGTGTTCTGCTTACCGTTATCCGTGCTGGTCGCTGTGGGCGTCCTGGCTTTCGGTGCCAGCATCTGCGCCACACCACCGAGCACCATACTGGCACCGAGAGAAAACAGGATGCCGGTCATACCACCGGTCCCAATGGCTGCCCCCCATGCTGCAAGGGTGGCTCCGGCGGTAAAGAATGATCCGGCAATGGCGGCAGCCCCCAGGACAATCTGGAATACGCCACCTGACTTGGCCCCGGCGACTCTGGGAACAATATGAATCACAGCGCCATCAGGCAGAGTCTCATGTAACTGCGCCGTTAATCCGGACGTGCTGACATCCCGCCCGGCAATCCGTACCTGATACCAGCCGTCGCTCAGTTTCTGACGAAACGCCGGGAGCTGTGTGGCCAGTGCCCGGATGGCTTCAGCCCCCGTTTTCACACGAAGATCGATGCGGCGGCCAAATCGTTGTAAATCCCCGTAAAGGCAGATGCGTGCCATGCCCGGTGACGCCAGAGGGAGTGTGTGCGTCGCTGCCATTTGTCGGTGTACCTCTCTCGTTTGCTCAGTTGTTCAGGAATATGGTGCAGCAGCTCGCCGTCGCCGCAGTAAATTGCGGCGTGATTCGGCACCGATGAACCAAAACAGCACAGCAGCACATCGCCCGGCTGTGCCGCTGACAACGGCACCTGATACAGCCCCGTCGCCTCCAGATTATCCAGATAGAGATTCTGGCCGTTACGCCACCAGTCATCCTCACGATGAAAGTCCGGCATCTCAATCCCCGCCAGATGATAAGCATCCCGGAACAGTGTGTAACAGTCCGTCACACCGTGCTCAAAGCGCCGCCCGGTGAGATGCGGCACACAGCGGAACTTATGAATCGTCCCCCGGCAGACCAGCCACCACGGCAAATCACTCTGCACCTGCAGCCGCCGGTCGGCCTCACTCAGCCAGGGCAGACCACCGGGGTGGCTGTGGACCAGCGCCACAATCTCACCCTGCATTTCTGCCTGCAGCCAGTCTTCCGGCGACATACGGAAATACGCCTCCGGCTCACCGGAGATATTCACGCAGGGGAAATATCTTTCCCCCTCCGGCGTGCTTACCACGAAGCCGCACGACTCCGCTGGCGCACATCGCCGGGCGTGCGCCAGAATCGCTGATTCTGTCTGTGTCATGGGATTTACTGCGAAAGTTTGTTAATGGAAAGGAAGCCGCCAAAGTTGCCGACGTTATTGCGGAACTTACAACCGCTCAGGCATTTGCTGCATTTATCCTTCGTGATATCGGACGTTGGCTGGTCATATTCATCCGCGACCGCCGGACCGTGATAACCGCACTCATCGCCGCGATAGGTCCAGGTGCAGGTGTTGGCCAGCATGATACGTCCCGGAAAAACAGCGCCATCCGTTTCCGTCGGCGTGGACAGTACAAAGGAGGCACTCACCGCGCTCAGTTCGCTGCACTGCTCAATGCGCCAGCGGCTGATCACCTCCTGCTCCGGATCGGCGTAACTGTTTCCGTTGACGAAGTTCACCGCATCCAGAAAACGGGCGTAAACCTTACGCCGGACCACCGTTCCGCCGACCAGACTCTGCAGATCTTCCGCCATCCCGGTGACCATACCGTACAGGTTAGAAACCGTCAGCGTGGGGCGCGTACTGGTGCCTTTGCCATTCAGTTCAAAACCACTCCCCTGAATGGGATACGGCTGATACTGTCGCCCCTGCCAGGTGACCGGCTCACCTTTTTCGTTCTGCTCATTACAGAAAAAATAACGTTCTCCACCGACCTCTGTCAGATCGATTTCCCAGAGCACCACGCTGGCCGACTGCTCCGCACGGGTGCATTCATTCAGTGTTTCCTGCCG